ACCCCCTGGATTCCAGATCCTTGCGTGATGCCGTAATCGTATATGAAATAATTATCCAGCTGTCTAGCTTCTGTTGCCTTTATCTCTGTAGGTGGAGCAATGAGATTCAGCCCATCAATAGGCGGTGGCACAAAAACATTTGTGGCATTTCTCGGTTTGCTCATATTACTTTACCGCCAGCAGTCCTCCAGGCTTCTTTGCTTGGTCAATCTTGCCCCAATCAATATCAATCGTGCCGTGATGCTCTCGTACTGCACCGGCATCAAGAGCTTCTTTAGCAAGCCGCCGCCGTTCTTCTTCATTGAATTTGCCGAACCAGTCATTGCCGTACTTTTCGCCGAAAGCTGAATAGCCCCAGATGTCTTCAGGGTTCAGGTCCGCTTCATTTCTGCTTTGGGCAAATTTTACATTACCGCCATTGGCCTGTGCTTCTGCCACTAGCTGCTCTTTGCTTCTACCTCCTGATAGCTGTGGCTGCCTCGAGGCATAATCAGCCCATCCAGCCACATCGCCGAGCTTGCTAAGGCGCTTGCCCTCAGTTTTCCACATATCTTTGTCGCCCATCTTATTTATCAGAGCTGCAATTGCAGGAACGCCAATTGTGGCTGCAACGCCCCAAGGCCCAAGCGCATACCCGAGCTGATTAGCGCCAAGAACACCGCCCAAACCGCCAAGTCCTGCTGTAAATGGATCGCCCTTCTTAATGCCTTGATAAGCGCCATAGGCCCCAAGGCCAAGGCCAGCAGCGCCAGCCAGGTTTCCGGCCGTAGATCCTACAGTAAATAGGCCACCAGGAGCGCCTTCAGCAGCATCTCCTACGTTCATTGCAGTTTCTCTGCCTAGAACCGAATTAAGGGCAGCACCAGATTCGGTCAATGGCCCCTGTAATGCTGTACTAACAGCAGGGGCCGCACTTCCGGCAGCCTGGGCAGCAGCAGAAGCACCGCTGGCAATACTATTTGCAGCCTCAGCACCGCCCTGACCTAAGCCGAGCAGCCCGAGACCTTCCTTAGCCCCTATGCTTGCTATTGTAGGGGCAGCGGCAGCTATGCCAATTGGCAGTAAAGACTCTCCAAGGCTAGGTGGAGTTACCGGCTTTTCAACTAGCCCTTCTTCTTGGTATCTTTCTAAAGTCGATTTCGGATTCTGATAATACTTATCCGTGTACGGATCATAGATGAATCCAGGCTGTTCGCCGTACTTTTCATAATTAGCGCCAACGAACGGGTACTTTCTTCGCGAATCAGCGCCACGACCAGGATTATAACCAGCTATGCTTGGCATTATATGTCCCAACTCCCATAAGGCACTCTATATCTGGGCCTAGCGCCCTTGCCGGTAAAGCTCCCGACATAGGGGCCAGTCCATCTTGATTTTGCCATGTTTAACATTCTAGCGTAACCAGCATTCAGATCCTCGTACTCAAGGCCCTTGGCTTGCTTAATTCTCCACTTCAAGCCAGCAATCACCAGATCATCATCAAAGATGCACAAGTCTGAATCAGCTAGAATTGTTTCGTAGGGCGAATCATAATAGGCCCAATGCGCAGTGCCGTCTGTAATATCTGAGGCAGTGGAGCTTGTGGGATTGCTTGCTGCTGAGGTGCCGGTAGTAATACAGCGATAATTGTATCCGTTCACGTTCACATAATCAGTGCCAGAGGTATAAGAAGTCGATGCCGCCCAGTCTTTCGGTTTGAATAAATTAGATGAAACGTATTCCATGTATAGAGGCAACCCGCTTGCTGATGGAATTGGATGGATATGAAACTGCCCCGATTCATCAGAGCTTGGATTGCTATCAGAGCCAAAGATTCTGTAAATATATTCAGTGGTAGATCCGCCAGGGCCATAAAGATAATAGGCCATGTCCTCATCAGATACGGGGCCAATTAGCAAATCTTCTGTATCCGTATTTATCTGCGTTCCCATTAGTGCAGAATAATAATCCTTGGGCAATTGATACCGGTACCGCCCTGATGTAATGGAAATAGAATAAGTTTTTTTCTGCTGCGGGAACACTCTCTGATTTCTAAGCGCACGGCACTCTGCATAAAGCAAATGCTTCAGCTGAAGTACTGCGGAATCAGTAGAGGCAGCCATCGCAGTAGGGGCTGGATGCCCTATCTCATAACATGCTGCTTGAACTAGCTCTAAAACTGTTTTGCTCATACTATGGCTTGTACATAATATAGAAAAGATTCAAATAAATGTTGTTCGTTGCCACGTCGACGGTTAGCGAAGTATTAACCGATGTCTCAAAATAGCCGCTATCAACTATAGGAAGATAAAGGGCGTCGGCGTTTGTATTTGGCGGAATCAGTGCCTGAAAAAGGTCTGCTGCCGTTCCGTCTTCAAAAAGAACATAGGCCAGCGCCGCAGCAGCGGATTGGATAAACATGCCCATCACACGGAACTTGTGAGAAGTACTAGGCAGAATGCTGGCGTTTAGAAGCACCGTATCATTGGCAACACCTACGACTTGGGTTAGGCAGTAAACTTTACAAGCCTCGCCATTAACCTCGTATTTCCTTGGGGGGTCGATTGGGATTTGTGGGGCCATTCATATCCGTTACGTTTTATGTTCCGACTTCGGCCTTATCGCCATGTGGTGCTCCGATTACTTATAGGTAATATTAATAAGCTGCTCGCTGGCTGCGGTCGAAGTGTTGTCTGCGTCGGTTATGCCGGTGACAATGCAATAGCCGATTCCTGTACCAAAGTTCATGCCGACTGGAAATTGAATTGTTTGACAGCCGCCAGTAGTTCCGCCCGGTATCGCAACTCGCAGGACTGGAGTATCGGTTCCACAGGTCGGAGCTGACGCCTTATTGTAGAGCTTTAAGTATCTAGCCGCTGCGTTGATATTACACGCATTAACTGAATAGACCGTTCCAGCAGTCGCTTTGAGGTTTGTCGAGTTGTTTGAAGCGGCAGAAATAATACTCGTTGATAACGCGCCACCGCTGGCTCCAGCCATCGGCTGAACGTAGATGCCGCCGTTGTTGTTGCTGATTAATGCCGAATAGTCTCCGTCAGTTGATGTATTGTTGTCTGTAGCAATAGCATCGGCCCTTTTTGATAGTATAGCTACTCCAGCATCGGCGTTTGCGCTTGCGGTGTCCTCCTGCTTTAGTAGTGATGACGCTGCATTTTTTTGAGTCCAGAAGTTAATATCGGCAATCGTGGCTCCATAGGTGTTAACTGCCATTGGAGTATAATCTCCGACTGCGTTGGATAGGTTTGTCTGGGTAGTTACATCTATCGCGACACCTAAATTTTGCACACCCGCATCACCTGATGTGTGTGCATTATCTTCGCTCCTCGGTAGTCCCGCGGTTGGCGAAATTAGCAGATAGCCCTGCGGGTCTGTTGCAATCGGAGTATAGTCACCTTCTGCGGCAAGCGTATTTCTATTTGCGTTGGCCACGGCCAAACTCATCACGCCATACGCCGTACTCGCATGAACCGCATCCTCCTGCTGGAACAAATTACTCCCATCGCCGCCAGATTTAGGAACAACAACAACGCCACCCGCGCTATCTAGCTGCGGAGACATCACCCGCCCGAAATAGAACAGGTCGGCCACGTTTGGCGTATTGCGTAGCGGTGGCGAAATTGTAAACGAGTTAGTAGAGGTCGAAGTAACGTAACCCATGCCAGCACGAGCAGTTGAGCTAGGCCCAAACATTACCCAATCGCCAACTTTTACAGAATGGGCAGTTGCGTTAATTGTGGTCGTAGTACTACCAGCCTCAGCATTATCATTGCCGCCATTAACAAACCCGCTAAACGGAGCCTGTTCCATCTGCTGTCCAAATCTATCCGTGGAAAGTGCAGTCGAAGTGCCAGCTACAGTCGCCAGTGCCTTGTTTGCCTCATTGTTGATTGCGGGATTCTGCCCCATGGCAAAAACCGGAAACAAAACTAGCGCCAGGAGGCTTGCAATTTTACTTTTAATGTTCATATCAATCTAACAAAATAAAAAAGGAGCGCGGGTTAGGGTTCCCGCGCCCCAGGGTCAAGTGTGTCCGTCAGTATGGAGAACATTGTCATTTTGTTTACGAGCAAATAATCGCGTTTGAGGCTGTGGCGTAACAAACGTGAACCACAATGCCAGTAACTAAAGTGCAAGCTGCATCTGCCGCGCCGCCGTTACAGGTGCCGCCTGATACCGCATAGACTTTAGGAACGCCCGCTGTAGTGCTTAACAGGAAGTGAACATCGCCAGCAGTAAGAGATGGGAACTTCCAGCCCACTGTGCCGTTAGCGCCAGTGATCTGGTGGAACATCTTAGAAGCGCTTAAAGCTGCGGCATCTGCTACCGTGGTGCCAGCTCCTGCTACGGCTTCGACGTTGGTCGAAACATTGAGCACGTTTGTGGGAAGCTGTAGAGCACTGGTCGTAATCACAGCAGCGTTCACTCCAGCCACCGTGAAAATATGGCCGTCTCCAGTCCCAGCGTTATAAGTAATATCAGATCCGCCGCTGACCTCCTCTCCTGGCAAGGTGATAGATGCGCCTCTAGTGCCGCCATCAGCGCCACCGCCAGCGAGGATTAGGCTGCTATCGTCGTCGCCGTCGGAAGTGGAGGCCCTAATCGTAAGCTGCTGTACTGCTGTTGTTCCACCGTCACCGAAAGTTAAAGAAAGGGCGGTATCCGATGCGGCTGCAAATGTGAGCAGCCGATTGGAATCCTGTGCCCCATAAACTATTAGCGAATCGACAGGAAGTATCTGCACATCTGCGCCGCTTGCGCTGCCAGAGCTTAAGTTTAGATTTCCAGTTGAAGTTGCCTCATTGCCGTATAGTTGAATATATGCGCCGCGTGATGCACTGACTGAGCCGCCAGCAGTTAGCTGGAGAACTGAATCGTCGTCAGCATCTGAAGTAGACGCAGATACCGTTAGGATTTGCGCCGCCGTAGTACCAGCATCGCCGAACTTCATAGCCAAAGCCGTATCGCTTGCAGCGGTGAAGCTAATCAATCGGCTAGCATCATCCTCAAGCTGCAAGATAAGCTCATCAGAAGCGCTGGAGTTGATTACGGTGTTGTCGGAGGCATCAACTTTAATCAGGTTAATGTCAGCTGAATTAGCTGCGTTTCTGCCCTTAATGTAAGCGTTGTTCGTCGCAACAGAGCCAGCTGGCAGCAGAGTAGAAATATAATCAGCAAGTTCTGAGCGCATACCCAGACCAACTAAATCATTTGCAACTGTTTGCCCGTGTGCAGCAGTGCTAAGTCCTAAAACTAATCCGATTGTCAATAGGAGTTTTTTCATCTTTAGCTTTCCTTCCTTCTATCCTTAAACAGCCTCATCACCAATTGATTGAACCGGCAGTGGCTCAACTTCTACCTTTACTTCTACTGCCACCGGCTCTGGCTCAACTGGCTTAGAGATAAAAACCTTTTTTCCTGGTTCTGCTTTTGCTTCTGCAAATAGAGCATCCTTGTCGGCCTCTAATAGAGCATCGAACTCAGCTACCTCTTTCGGGTTCTGCTTTCTAATGTCCTCATCAATATGGCCTTCCTGAATCAGCTTCGGCCTTAGTTGACCGGCACCGTCTACGACTACATCTTCAGACTCGAATTTATAAAATTCTTTAATCTGAAGTAGCCCGTTGGCGCACTTTTCAGCTTGAATATAAAATTGCTTCTGCATTATTCGTCTTCCTCAATTTCATCTAGCATTGCTTCGATGTCAGCATGTTGCTCGGCTGTAGCTTTCTTAGGTCTGCCCCTGCCTCGCTTCTCTGAAGTTTTTGCAGTTCCATTTACCCGTTCAGAAAGTGCTTCAAGTTTTGCAAATGCATCTTCAAGCGACCGCTGTAGCTGTGCATTAGTTTGCTTCAGCTGAACGATTTCATCAGTGGTTTCTTTGATATGCTCCATTGGAGCCTCGCGATTAACAAAAGCGATTGCTTTGCGATAAAGCTCAACAAACCGCTTTGGAAATCTGCCTTCGATTCTATCAGCAGGAGCCGAGGCAAGCTGATGAACAGTCCAGAAACCTTCGCTATTTAGTGTTTTAATTTCTCCGCTGCTGGCTTCATTCCATCGCTCAAATGGCAAGCCCTGATTTCCAAGGCCAGCCTTCCAGCGCAGATAAGCCTCTTTGTAAAGGCCACCAACGCATTCTCCGAGCTTATTGAATTTCAATAGCTGTGGAGGCAAAAATCTAACTCTTTCTACGATTCTATTCTTCTTATCTTTTGTCCACTCAATCATCTCAATCGGATCTGTCATCAGCATATCTGCTGCTTCAGATTTGATTTTGTTTTCTTCATCGTGGATATAAAACCGAAAAGCAACGCCCTTATCATATCCAGCTAGTTCAAAGCTGGTAACAGATGCGCCCTGACCTTGATTGATTGTCTTTGCAACGATTCCCTGCCGAGCCAGATCTTCCCTCGCTTGAGCTGGCAGTGGAAATTGATCTAAGAAATTTAACGGACTTGTCATTTTCCCCTATCTCCAAAAAAGGGGGCCATTGCTGGCCCCCATCCTATTAGTCATGAGCCATGATCACGCCAGCGGTAAGGATACCAGAGGCAACAATCGTAACTCTTGTGCTTGTTACACCAGCATCAATAGTTTTTACACCATCCAAAACGAATGATGAGCTATTAGTGCCAGGAATTCCGGCATTGGCCGTGGTGTAAAGAATATCGGTAGCAGCAAAGCTGTTTTCGATAATTGCTTCAAATTCACCGTAGCCAACAAAGAACCAGCCGTAATAGTTATCAGTACCATCGCGGCAAGCGATTCCTATATTTTTCCAGTTTGTGCCCGGAGTACCGCAGAGGGCAGTAGTCATCGGTGTGCAATCATAAGTTGAATCGGTGGAGATAATGCTCCAGCGACCAGCTGTATGTGCGCCGTTGTACTGTCCGTAGCGATATTGTCTTCCGAGAACGTCTACATAAAGCGATCCGACCTTGCACAGAGGTGTTGAACTCTGTGAAAGTAAATCGAATGCCATTGCCTGTTGTCCAGCCATGTTTTTATTCTCCTATTCTTTAGTCAAAACCTACCCAGCAGCGTTTTGCAAAAGCGCCGATGGTGCAAGTTGCCATAGTGAACATGAGCCGTGATACAGCAGCCTGATCATTTGCATTTACAGGCTCAAGCATGTCGAACTCAGCTTTCTTATGGAATACAATGTTGAATCCACCTTCTTCTACGTTCAACAGATACGTTCTAGTAGCTGTCTGTGTGCTGAAGCCGGAGTAGTTAATACCTCCAGATAGGTACATTGGGATTCCGCGATAGTAGATCTTATTATGACCTACTCTTGCAGTGTCTTTTTCATGCGTAATCATCTGAAGCGCACGAGTTGAAGAACTCAAAAAGCCCCAGTGAGTCTGGCCCAAAAGACCAAGCTGCACAGTCGGCATTGAATTAATCATCGTGGCATCAATTCCTTGATCCAGGAATCGAGTTACGTTACCAGCATCAACAGATCCATCAGACCATGAAGATGCAGTATTGAAGGCTTGGTTTCTAAACCAAACAGCATCAGAGCTTGCTCGGTTAATGCCGCCAACGGTTCCAGTAGTAGGAGTTGTTGAAACGTGCGATGCCAAGCCAGCCATCTGCAAGCCGCCAGAGCCGGTACCGGCAGATAGAACGCCTTCATGGAATTTGTTCATCTGGGTTGACTCAAGCACTTTAAATTTGCTTGAAATGATTGGGATATACTGCTCTGGGCCATCATTCTGATACTGTTCAGCCAGGGTGAATACAACCGAACCAAGCAGGTAAAACCAGCTAAATTCAGCAGCATCTAGGATATTCTGGTCTGTTAATGCAACAGCCCCAGATGGTCCTACCCAGTCTACGGTATCGTTCTGATCCGAGAGTGCTTCTTCTACCACGGAGCGACCACCAGAGACGCGACGAACGCCTCCGTGTTCTTCCATGTGCTTAATGACCGGCAAGTTGTCGCGAACGGCATCTTTTGCCTTTTTGCTTCTACGTCTGCCAGTCGCGGTGACTAATTGTCCTAAACCTACGTCTGCCATGTATTATTTATCCTCGTAATAATTCCTCCAGGGCTATTCGAGCAGATTGCTCTGGAGTTTCGTTTGCTGATACAGCAATTTCAGATTTTGTCGCTGGCATTGCTTGACTTGTTCTGCCACGCACTGAAACAGGCTGGATCACTCTATTTTGTGATTGATTATTACCGGCAACGAGTCTGGTTTGATTAAGTCCGTTGGAATTTCCTTCAGAATAGGGCTTACCGGTTAAATCTGCCCAGGCTTTTTTTAGTGCCTGTGCTGCGGTAATGCCAGGAATAGTTCCAAGGTACGCAGAAACCAGTGGTTCTGTGCGCCTGAGAAAATCGCCATCATGTAGTTCAGGGTATTTGTACTGACCTACGGCGTTCTTCTCATTCACTACTGTTTCAAATTCTGAAACAGTTTTAGCTACTGCCTCCTGCTCTTGCTGTTGTTTGGCTGTAGCTTTTTCGGATTCTATGGCATTTAGTCTCTTTTGCAAAGCCAGAAACTCAGGGTGCCCTGAAATATTTGCCAGCTGGCCCTGACTTGGCGCTCCATCATCATCAGCAAGAGTTTCTAAGTTAATCTCTAAATCATTCGCAAGTGCTTTAAATGCCGCAACTTTTGTTTTTGGATCTGTAAGTTTTTGCTGCGCTGCGCAAAGTGCAGCAAGGCCAGCAGAGAGAGTGAACCCCCGTTCTGCAAACACACCGGCAAAGGGCTGCACGGCTTCTTTTATCGCCCTGGTTTCTTGTAATTCTCTCGATAGTTCTTGCTGCGTTCTTGTAAAGTGCGCTTGATGCTCTTTGAACATCCTAGCAACAGCTGGCTTAAGCTGCTTGGGTAGCTTGTTAAAAAGCTCCTTTTCCTTGGCGCTTAATCGCTGCGGTGGTTCAAAATCAGCTGAATCTGGCTGCTGTTGCTGCGCTTGGGCTTCAGTTCTAACTACCTTTACTTGCTTTTCATCAGACTGGCCCTCGGTGGCTGGGGCGTCTTCTGATTGCGCACTTTTATCCCCATCAATCGCGTTTTTCTTGAGTTCTTCAAGCGCTGCCCTAGCTGACTGTTCAGGCGTTTCATCTTTGGCTGGCTCCTCTTTGGCTAAATTTTTAGCATCTTCAACAATGGCATCAACTTCAGATGCTTCATCTTCTATTGTACCTTCATTTTCTAATACGGACTCTTGATTTTCCATTTTCCTCTCCAGTTTCTTCGTTCACGTTCATGCACAGCTTTTTCTTCTTCAGAGAATTGAACCCGATCATATTTAATGTCGTAGTAACTTTTCTCTATATCTTCTTTAATTTCCTTATCAATTTCCTCCTGGCTCTTGCCCTTGGCCCGCTCTGCATCTTTGAGATGCTCGCCACCAGTTTCTCTAAACCCATGTTCTTTTAAATGCCTCCTGTAGGCAGATTTACTCGTAAAAACTTTGCCCTCTGCTGTTGCATGGCTAACAGTAGGCTCAATTTCATCTGTAAATACTGCTGGCGCATCTGCATTCAGCTTTCTTGGCTTCTCGCACGGAATGAGCTTCTTTGATTCATCATCGAATCGAAATCTGCCCCGTTCTCCAGTCCCAAAGCTAAGAGTTTTCTTCTTGGGTGCCATTTTTTACGAACTTTGCCATCAGTTTTTCAAATGACTTCGCCGGTGCCGCTGACTTGCCATCAGCGCCAAGCAGTCTGGTTTTTTCTACCGTCTTTTCAAACCCAACCATTGCAAGCGCATCATCTGGATTTGGATTATTATGCGGCTGCACTACATTGAATGTCATTTCGTATGCCGTTTGGGCAAAATGCACTAGCGTTTTCATCGGCAGTGCGCAGATCAGAGAATTTCCTTCAATCTGGATTTCTACTGCTGGCACTTCCATCTTGATTGGTGTAGCTCCGTCATCTGGAGTTACTTTGACTTGCATCGTTTTGTGCATGTTATAAAGAACGGCTGCTAAGATAGCGACCGGCGATATGTGTACCTGTTGCGTTCCTGGTGCTTGTTGCATATTAATCAAATAGCCCTAAAAGTATTTTAATTAAAAAGTTATCTTCTTCTTCACGCATCCGTTTTAACTTCATTCGAGCGCGATGAAGAAATTCAAGCCTGTGCAAATCAGCATCTACCGGCACAGCTTGGACGGTCTTTTCTTCTTTCTTAACCTGATAAACCTTTTTCCTTTTCCGCTTAGGGGCGACAGGAGCAGTTTCGGTTTGCCACCTATCTGCCCTGGCCCCATAGAACGGTTTTAAGAACAGAAGCAGCACTATTTTTTCTCGGCTTCTTTTACTACTGGTGCTGGAACTTCTAGTGCCTTAACTCTTGCATTCAGCTGATTTATCACTTCGCTTAGTTGCTTTAATGCTGGCTGTACATCAGCAGCAGTAAGAGCTTTTGGCATCAGGTTCAGGTGAACCGCAGCGACAAATAGAAGAACTAGCAAAAGTACTAGCCTTTCAAATGACGGTAATGGTATGTGCATATACATTTCTCCTATAAAAAATCATGGCCCTTTCATCATGCCGTTACTGATGATGCTGGCATCACCGCCGTCAGCATTGATTCCAAAAGCCACACCGTACCAAGTGCGACTGGCTGAGAGTGACCAGTTAATTACGCCATCGCCGCCCATATCCTGAGTCGATACCAGCGCCCTAGTCGCGTTAGTGCCTGAGCCCTGACTTGCATTAACTCTGCTTGTTTCGCCAGAACCCACTGTTGCGGTGCTAGCGCCAGCAGCTAAATCGACGGTATAGAATCCTATGCCAGCAGCTCCGCTTGATAGTGTTGCAGATACACTTGGAGTGGTTGATGAGCCGTTGTTGGTTGCCACGGTTCCATTACTGACTGTGCCAGTAAATCCAATAACAGAGAGCCTTGCCGCCACACCGAATCCAGAGGCAGACTCCCAAATACATTCAAGCCGCTTAGTGCCTTTATCGGGCTTGTAAATTACAAAGACGTTTAAAAACGGACCAAAGCCCTCATTGGCGATCTCGGTCATATCGACACCCGCATAAGTGCAGGTGATGTTAAAATCTAGCCCGAGCGATTCGCCCCAGTGGACTCCTACAAAAAGTACATCTGTATGTGGGCTAACGGCGATATTGCCAGCCATCGTGAGGTTAACGCCGTCATCGAGCATTGTCGGAGATGTGCTCGTGGAATAGCGGTAGAACGTGCCGCCATAGGCCGTGTTAGCTACTAGCAGCAGCAGTGCTAGGATGCAGTTTGATAGTATGTGCACGTTACGTCCAATGCTCCAGTTGTGGGTGCGCCAGAAGTTATTCGCAAATCATCGCCATCGCCGCCTACTACGATAATGCCTGAGCCATCGCCAACAACTAAGCCACCGCCAGGGGCCACGCCAGGATGCGAAAGTGCGACAAGTGAGGTGGTTGGAGTAGTAGTTGAGCCAAGTCCGATTCGCACGGCTGTGTTAACCGTCGTTGCGTTTGAAACGGTCGCGTGACAGCTAGTGACGACGATCTTAGTCCCAGTGCTGATTGTGACCAGTGCCGTATCGGTCTGAGCCGAAGTATACTGCGCTCTAATAACCGTGGTAGCGGGTGAGCCAGCAATGACGAAGGGTAGGCCTTCGCGATTAGCATAGAGCCTAGTAACGTCTGCATCAGCTACGGCGGTTGGCAGTGAGCCATGAGCCTTAGTTCTAGCGCCTAGAATTATCGGGTTATTTGTTGTCGTGTCGGCTGTGTCATGGGCCAGCTCGCCCTGAACCGTCCAACCAGTATTGCCAGCATTTGCGGCAGACCCCTGCGCGACCATCGCATGGCCTGAGCCGTTCATTAACAAAGAAATAGCACTCGTAGGAGCGCCCACAGTATCGACACCGCCGATGATAACAGGCTGCGATCCATAGGTAGCTGCATCAGCAGCACCGACCACTGGAAGAACTGGATTGATTACAGAGACAGCGGAAGTAAAACCTGTAGCAACGGCTTTAACCGATATTTCTGCCACTTGTGGATAGGTTGCGCCCTGGGCTGTGGCTCCGTTCTGATACACGAAGTAGACATAGCGACCGCCCAAAGGCAAGAGCTTTCCCGCTGTCGGATTGCCGTCTGTTAATACGTTATAAACAGCATAGTAGTTAGTTAGGCCAGAGCCATCGCCTGGATCGTTATAAGCAGTGTTTGCACCATCGCGGCTCCACATTGCATAAAGCACGCCAGAGGTTGCGCCAGGACTGTTATCCACTACGGAAACCAGAATGTTTCCATAGCCGTTTAAATCGTAGTACGAGCCGCGAGAGCCAGTTGGCGAGAATACTTTATAGGCATTAGCTCCAAGAGCTGCGCCCCCAGTAGAGGCGAAGTCGGCCAGCGTTTTCGCTGGAATATTTGCAATAGTGCCGCCGCCAGAGGAGGGCTGCGCTGTTGCTACTGAAGCACAGAATAAAAGTGCAGCTAGAAAAATTCGCTTTATCATGTTGCCTCGTAAACATCCAAGCTCAAGCTGCCACCACTTGCTTGATAGCCTCTAATTTCTTGAGCCGTTTCAAACTTAAATACAGAGCCAGGAAGGAGTGGTATGCACTGCTCTGGAACCGCAGCTGCGCCGATTTCTATCCAGAAAGTCTCTGCGTTATTGTTGATAATGAAGCTGCCAGAGGCTCTATTGGCATTAGCCGCTATTAGTGATGTGCTGCTCGCTGTTGCTACTGTTGGCCTCGTGTGGGCATAAGCAACTAGCCCACCGCCAGAGACAGGCACTTCGGTCCAAGGCTCGCCATCAGTGCCAGCCAGAATAACATGCTGCACATTTTCATCAGATGCAGTCTTCGTGGTACGAACTTTATATTCGCCCAGTACGAAGTTCCAAACCTTTTGAAATGTGCTAGGCATATTATCCTAACGGTAGCAGTCCTGACGGTGCCTGACCTGGGGCTTCTTCAACTTCTAGCTTTGTGACTGTGCCATCTTCACGAATTATTGTAGCTGTCTTTTTCCCCGGCTTTGGCATTTCAATATTAAAATTCATTGGCGGCATGGCCGGTGCTGCTACTTGAATTATCTTTGGCTCTGGCGCCTGTGGTGTATTAGATGATTCGATTTGCATCCGAACGCCTTCAAGGTCAGCCTCTTGCTTTAATCTCATTTCCTCGAGCATCGCTTCCTGGGCATTGATCTGTGCCTTAAATTGTTCAATGGCTATGCGCTGGTTTTCCTGCATCAGAAGCGCCTCGTCAAGAGCAGATTTCATCTGAAGTTCATACTCAGACAGCCGGTTTTCGCTCTGTGCCTTAAATGTCTCAATCTGGGCATGAACGCCCTTGATATCCAGCTCTCTTGCAGCCAGGGCAGCATCAACTTGCTGCTTCTGCGCTTGGAGCTGGTTCTTCTGCCCTGCAACTTCTACCTTAAGCATTTCCACATTCGGTTCAGGTGGTGGCGGTGGTGCTTTCCTTCTCTTTTCCAAATCAGATACGGCACGTTTTATCATGTTCTCTGCTTGGCTAGATCCGCCCATGCTTTCAAGTACAGCAAGCAGCATGGAAAGGGCAGTCTGCATAAATTCATAATTTTCAATCGAGCCGATAGTAGCCAGCCCTTGAATCACTGTATCTGCAATCATCTTCTGCCGGGCCATCTCCCTTGCTTCATCTCTGAAGGAAGTAGAATCGGTTTCAAAATCAATTGATACCAATCTGGTTTCATCGTCCTTCAGCCTAGCCAGTGCTTCTGGGAATAGCTCATAGTGGCTTGGCTTGGCTGGTGTACCTTGAGGATTTTCTTCTGATGGCGGCTCTGCTGGTGTACCCCTTTCAAAGAATTCAAGGCCTACAATCTTGGCAATCTTATCTGCGCTAAAAACTTTCAGCGCCATATCAAGCATTCCCTGGGCTAAATCCCTGGCCAGGTCTACCATTTGCTTTTTATTGTACTTGAATCGGTCATGGGCTGAATCAGCTGCAATGTTCTGCCCGGTAGCAGTTTCTTCGGGGTTTAAAATGCCACGAAGGATTTCTGGAACGCCAATCCACTCGTAGAAATTATTCTTGAAGTGATTCTCCAGCTCGATGGCTTCTGCAATTGCATCAACTAATTCTTTAACCGGCAAATAGTGGATACATTCCTCAATGCCGCCCTTATCCAGAATGTCAGCAAGCTCAGATACAATGATAAATTCTGCGCTTTTCAGATTATTCAATGCAGCTACAACTTCAGCACTAAGGCCATAGACTAAGGCTCTGCGCTTAACAGCATCGACTAAAGTAAAGACACGTTCATATAATTTATTCAGCTGGTTTGCTGTAGATTCTAGGTAAACAAATACTGGAGTTGGATATAGGCTCTTGCGCCTTCTGTTCTGCAAGGCAAATTTCGGGCATGGGAAAAAGTTTTGCAGCTGATATGGATCATCTTCAACTGCCAGGAAATCATCTTTGTAGCTCTCACAAACCCAGTAAATCTTCTTTGATTTCTTGCAGTAGATTTCATACCCGTGCAGCTGAAGTCCTGGGCTATCTACATCTGTTTCCTTGCCATCATCATCAGAATCAGCGTTAGAATTACCAAAATAGCCTGATTTAACATATGGCAAGCTCTTGGTACCATCTGGGTTGAATCTGGCTTCTGCTTCTTCTTTATCTAGGCAAAATTTAAATCCAATCTCAGTAATTTCATCGAAGGTCTTTGCTTCAGGGCTGTGGATAACTTCATCAAACGGGGCAGGGGCAGCAAAGACTCGCTGGCTTCTCTCATCAACAGCCTCTTGCTCATAGAAGAATTGGCCTTCAGCCTCCAGGACTTCACCGCCATAAACTGAGCCGTCTTCCAGCATAAATTGGTTTTCAATCTTGGTCAGCGGAACTCTTTGGCTAGCATTTGTAGCTGTATAAATGATTTGCGCAGTGGCTTTGGCTGCGTGCATAAAGTCATTGCGAGCAGCAACCATGGTGTCATCAAAATTGCCATTGTCGATAAGGTACTGCCCAAGCCGTTCAGCAATTAGGCCCATAGTTAAAGCCAGCGGGTTCTCTATTCCGTATCTGCGCCGAGCAATTACTTTCGGAGTTCTGGAATAATAGGCTGGCTCAACTGTGGTACTTGCTACCCAATAAATCGGATAGCTGGCGTGACCGGCACCAGTAGTATCATCAGTAGATCGCTTAGAATCCAACTCATAAGCAGCATAGGCAGCCTTGCTATCTTTCCAATGTAAATCGGCAGCCTTCTTTGCAGCAGTTACCCATTTAAGCCAATAATTTACTTTGCTTCTACCAGCAGGGGTATTTTCATCGTCCGTAGCTGCTGCTGCATCGACTTTCTTATCTTCGGGTAACATATGGGATTGTGCTGTTATGTTGGTTTAATTGAGAAACAATGGAATTGACTGTGTGGCGCTTATTCTTATCTCTGTAATCTGGCTCTGTGATTTTTTCAGCATCTCTAACCAGCGGCCTAACTGTATGGGCTAATCGTGCAGCATCGCAAACGTGCGTTGCCTCGCCGTCCTCCTGCGCATCTTCTGAATTTGTCTCATGATAGCCGAGTGCTGGCAAGTAAGTTCTTAAGTATGTGCAAGATTGTTGGATGTACAGCATCGGAATTCCTTCGATGCCCTGAAGTCTGGATCTGATTTCCTTCCAGCCGAATATTCTTGCGGTATTTCCAAGAGTTAGTGGCGCTCCGTTCTCTCTGAAGTCATCAGCCATTGTCCACTTGGTGCCGTTCTTCTTATGCCCCCTATCTGCAAAAGGATAATTATCTGAGAAGGTTAGCCCACAGGTGGTTTCTTGCGTTCGCTTTACGATTCCTTGCGCGATTAGTTCATTGGCAAGGTGGATTCCTTTTGATGGATCTTCTTCATCACAGCCGTACCATTCCCGGTAACATATTAAAGATTCTCTTGGAAACCAGCGCTGATTGCCATTCTCATCTGTAAATTCTTGCCCATCGCTGACGCACCACCACAGGGCGGCGAAAGGCTCTGCGCTGCCCCAGTCAAAGGTGCGAAATTTAAACCAGTGGTTTGGCGGAATGAAATTTGGCACAGCATGAAGGTCGTCATTATACTCTTTGAAAAAATCACCAGCAGGGGCAGACCAATCGCCCTCGATTAGTGCCTTGGCTCTTGCTTCACCTAGTGGAAGTAATCGTCGCTTCTGCGCAATCGGATCTGCGCTTGGATTATCTGAAACTTTGCTTGGAATAAATTGGCGAATAAAGCCGCCCTCATTATCTGGTGCTTGCCAAATATCAAAGGGGTTTCTGTTCTCAATCCACTTTCTTCTGAAATAGCTAAGGCTAGGCCCTTCTGGGTTGGTGGTGTAGAACATTCTGGGAAATAGCTCCCGGCGCTCTTGCTCAGAGAAATGTGCATAAAGTTTTTCTAGCTGCTTTGGCAATGCATCCTTCATCTGCTTTGGCATACGGCACCAAGCCCTGAGTCCGTCAATGTGGTGCTTTGGTATCTGCCCTGCCTCATCAAGCCAGATAACGTGCTTTTCTCGCCCGATGTGCTTCTCTAAGTCCTTATTCAGCAGCAAGCCATGCAGCTGAATGATTGAGCCATTCCAGAATTTGATTTCGTTCTCTGTGATTGTAACCAGCTTGTCTTGTTTCCATTGACGCAGCATGACATGGAATGAAGTCGGGCCTTCCATGTGATTGGAAATTACATCGCCGTAATACTTTCGGAAGATGTAGCACTGAAGGTGCGGAATAGCAGAGCACCAAGCAATTAAAAAGAATCTGCCAGCAAAGCTCTTGCCTCCTTCAGATGCACCACCAAAAAGTAGTTCAGTTGATTTGGAATAAAAGGCCAGTGCTTGCCTAGGATATAGGCCCCATTCATTGATGATGCTACGACCGGCAGCTGCTTCTTTACTTAGAGTCGCTGCCCGTTCCGATCTTGAGGATGTTGACATGGAATTCAGGAATCAATGGCGCACCGTTCTTGCCTGTATGTTCAATTTCTTGCTTCTCTTTCCAGCCCATTCTGCACTTGGCCCAGAAGATTGCGGCAGTTAGATTTGTTTGCGCTTGCTGGTACAGGAATCTGCCGACTGTGGCATTGGCTTTGATTGCGCCAAGCTCCAATTCTTCGGGAAAGTATTTGCGCAGAGTCTTTTCGTCGCAGCCAATCACCTTTGCAATATCTTTCTGAGGAACCCCAACAGCAGCCATTGCTTGAACTAGCGACCGATCTTTATCTGTGGGACTAAAGGGCTTTTGTGCCATTGCTTTCCTTTTCTAAATGGAGCGCACCGGTCGGACTTGCACCGCCATCTTCCGACTGGTGAGTCGGCTGTTCTACTCTTGCACTAGGTGCGCACTTTTTCAGCCAGTAAATATATTTTATTTTTCCAGCTGTTTTGATTTTCTTTAAATTTGGATCAACTGCTTTTTTCAACGTCTTTATGCTTCTAGTTCCATACTTCGATCCGACTGTGCGAGGATGTACTTTTTTGCCAAGAAAGAAATAATGTTCATCAAAACATTCGCCATCTTTTATGAAGTTGCTTGCTTGATATATCTTGCCTTCGTGCCCCTGATCTCGATCGGCATACGAAACGACCAGCGCCAGTCCTGGGCAAAGTTTCTTGACCATTGATAATGCAATTTTTATTAGTCTGCTGACTGGCGTTGCATGTTGTCCCAGTGCGATTCGCACAAGCTCGCAAGCCTCGTTTTTTTTTAATCCATATGGTCGAGCCAGATTCATATTTGCCCCGATGCCGAAAAGTATGCAGCCAATAAACTTTTTATTTTCCCAGACCCCGATCTTTATCAACTTACTACTTGGCATAGAGCGAGAATAGTGCCAGCGCATAACAGCATATTTGGCTGCATCGTAGCTGCACCAGTCAAGGCGTAAATCTATGTCCACATTCTGGGCACTCTGCTTGCTTTGGTTCATCTAGCTTTCCTTGATCGTCAATCGAGCCTGGTTCAAAATTTATTTCTTTAAGACTATCCAGCCCCCAATCAGCCAGATCAAGGCCGGAGTCCTCGAGCGAATCGAGTTCCAAGTTCAGATTATCAAAGTCCCAGAGCGAATCATTCTGTAATTTGTTATCCAGAATTCTGTACGCTTTCTTCTGTACTTCGGACAGGTTGCTTTTTTTATACACAGGAACAAACTGGAATCCGAGATGCTGCGCAGCGAGCAATCTGCCGTGACCTACTAAGCACTCGTTATTCTCATCAATCACAATTGGCTGATTGAATCCGAATTCTTTGATTGATTTAGCTATGCGTTCAATCTGGATTTTATCATGGCGGCGGTTGTTGAATTCGTACGGAGTGATTTGATCAATCGGAAAGTCTTCAATCTTCATTTTTCAATTCAGCCTCCAGTGCTGCGAGTTGGTTGATGATTTTACGGATTTCAAAAGCGAGCAGGATTCGCTCTGATTTGTAGAATTTATTATGCCGACATTTCCAGCCGAAGTGCTGCCTGGACATATTGAGCCGTCTGGCTATAGCAGCCGAGCAAATGCCAAATTTTTGCAATCTTAGTTCCATGCTTTCCATTTGTCGCACGGATTGGCTCGAGAACGCCAGTCAAAACTAGGCAGATTGGGCTATATATATAGGTATATAATCCTATTCAATTAAAATAATTTCAGCTCAGGCGCTAAGTAGCTGATTCTATTGGCCTTAAAAAGCATTAAAATTGTAATTAAAGTATTTACAAGCCCAGTGGTTCTGTTACAATTGTAATATAGAAAGGATGGAAAGCATCCTGAATCTTTTGGAGGAACAAAAAATGATAATCAGTGAAAAGAGAATCGGCAGCAAGAATGCAAAGAAGATTGTAACTCGAGCCTGGGGCGGCAACCAATGCACCTGGCTTCAAAGTTATAGCACCGTGGTTGCGGTATACGACGAAGGAACAAATAGCCTTTATATAACCGATACCAAGTACAGCAATACAACGACTCGGCATGTAAATAGCTTTGTTCAAGATTTCGTAGGCAGCAAAAAAATCACGGTTCCTGCTAATGAGCTGGCTGCTTCATTTCGGCGGAACGAATTCGCCCCTGAATCAGTAAATTAATTGGAGGAAATTAAAATGCATAAATACAACTGGATATATTTAGGAAAGCAAGCCGAGCAAGTAGACCTGAACGAATTCGTTACTATCTATTGGTTTGAAGCAGGGGCACCAGCCAGGGCCGGAAATATTCCTCCGGTCTATGGCTTGGTCGATGATCCACGCCAAGAAGATTGGCAGCTAGTGGACGAAGATGGCTATCTTGAGAACGTCAGCGATCCAAGACCGGCTGAAATCGTTCAGCAGCTGGCCGATGCACTTCGAGAACGTAACGAACAACTATATCAATCATAAGTGCTGACTCGACTGCCTTCGGGCAGCCGGGCCAACAATTAAGTTGGATTTATTGGAGGAATTGAATCATGGCACACGAATTTGAATCTGGATTTTTTGTAAGAGAACCGGCTTGGCATAAACTTGGCATTGTATTGGATGAGCCGCCTACGATTGAAGACGCAATCATTCAGGCTGGATTGAACTGGGAGGTCGTAAAGAAGCCTTTATTTCTTGGCAATGGCCAGGAAATTGACGACAAAGTAGCAATCGTTCGCAATAGCGATAACAGCTATCTGGGAACGGTCGGCATCAACTATGAGCCGGTGCAGAATATTGAGGCTTTCAAGTGGTTTCAGCCATTCATCGACGAAGGTGCCCTTAGCTTGGAAACTGCCTTAAGTTTGCGCAATGGCAAGCGGGTTTGCGTTCTTGGCAAGTGGAACCGCGAGGGTGAAGTGATTGAAGGAGATCGGATCAAATCTTATCTGCTTTTCTCAACTGCGCATGATGGTTCAATGGCTGTTCACTGTCAGCTGACAGACATCAGAGTTGTCTGTATGAATACTTTCAAGCTAGCACTTCGGGCTGCTGAGAATGGCAGCGAGCAAGCATTGAAAGTGCGGCACACAAAGAATGTGAAGCTCGGCTTAGAGGCTGTGCGCAATTGCATCGACTATGTGAATGGCGAATTTGAACTGACGCTTCAGCAGTACCGCAAATTGCAGCGCCAGAAATTGCCGATCAATGGCCTTGAAAATTATGTCAAGGAAGTAATCGGAATTGAAGATTTCAAAACTAAAAAGACCGGCGAGGATAAGAAGCCGAAAGTTTTTGAAATCACCAAAGAGCTGTATGAGCGTGGCCTTGGCAGCGACATTCCTGGAGTCAGAGGAAACTACTGGGGCGCTTTCAATGCCGTTACTGAGTGGGTGGATCACTACCGGGGCAGAGATGCAGAACTGCGACTGGAGAATATGCTTCTGGGCCATGGTGCAGAGCTAAAAACCAAAGCATTTAATGTAGCTTTGGCGCACTGCAATTAAGCAAGAATCCGGGGGAATAAATCGGTCAATTTGGCTGCATTTATTCCCTCATTTTTTATATTTACAGCCCAATATTTCCGAGATATAAGATTTACATTCTTATGTTTTTGGAGGCTTATGACTGAATTAATTGGCATATCTGAATTAATGAAACGGCTGCAAGTTTCAAGGCAGACAATTCACAAGTACTGCAAGAAGGGGCTACCCTTTCTTCGTGCACCGGGGCAAAAAACGGTGAAATACTTTGACTGGGTTGCAGTTATTGAATGGCTAAAGGAAGGGGGCAAAAAATGACAAAATCAAAAGAGCGTTCCCCGGCCATGCAATTTTACTTTCGACAATTCTCTGGTGATGAGGCTGTAATGGCGATGGATCTGGATGCTGTGGGGGCGCATATATTGCTTATGTGCGCTGCCGGTTCGGCATCATCTGGCTACAAAATTGAGGCAGATGAGAGAGCGATTCGGACACGACTTCGGAACCCAAATAATTCCGATTTTGAGCGAATAAAAGGCCAACTTTTAGCCGGTGCCTGGAAGATCAGCGAGGATGGCAAGCATTGGGTTCAGGAAGGAATGAAGCGTACATTATTGAAACAAAAGGAGTTTTCGAGAAAGCAAAAAGAGAATGCGCGGAAGCGTTGGGGCGATGCCAAATCGATGCCAGATGAGTGCCAAAAAGATGCCAAAGCGATGCCTTCTTCTTCATCTACATCTTCATCTACATCTGAGGATCTAAAAAAAGAAATTAAAGAAAAAAAGGGGCCTCGATTTCCAGCCAACCTTCAAACCGAAGACTGCCGGGCTGCTTGGGCAAGCTGGCTGAAACACAAGCAGACCAAGAAGCAGAAATACCAATCCGTGGAAACCGAAGAACGGGCTTTGGCAAATTGGGCTGAGGCAACGCCAGAAGAATTCATCGCTGCTGTAAATTTCTCAATTGGAAATAATTATTCTGGAATTTTTGCAGACAAGCGCAATGGGGCCACAAGGCAATTCCAGCAAAAGAAAACACCGGCACAAAAAACTTTTGAAACTGGTCAGCGGTTGTACGAGCAAGCGATACTGGAGGAACAAGCAAATGCAAAAAAGTGAGATGATAAAAATTTTGACGATTACGAAATCGCTTTACGCGCACCAAGAACTGACAGCACCAGAAATCGATGCATGGTTTTTGTGGTTTGGCCGCGAAGATTCAGAAGCATTTTGCAGAGCGATGCAATCAGCGAGCAAGAGCAGCGAATTTTTCCCAACGCCTGGGGCTGTGCAGAAATTTTTGGAAAAAGAAACGCTGCCCGAAACTTTGACTTGCACTGCTGCTGAGGCGTACGCGAATCGAGGCAGCCCAAAACTTTTGATCAGATACGCTGCGCAATTTGCAGACCGAACAGTGCCGCGACCGATGAAGCAATACGGCTCGATTGAAGAACTGAACCGTGCCCATGCGGTTTACGATGCGACTTGGCAGAGAGAATTTAAAAATCGATTCGAGCAAATGCAGGATGCCGCACTGGCGAAAGTCAGGGCTGGAAAGGATTACAAGCAAGCAATCTTTGAAGCGGTCGGTGTCGATGCCGGGCCAAAGCAGCTGGAATTGACCGAAGGGCAGCGCAAGGCTTTGGGAATCGTGAGGCTGGCATAACATGGAAATCAAAACATTATTCTATTATCATGAGCAAAAAGGGCGATTTTCAGAGCGAAATTCAAACCCGGCCTTTTTTAAAATAGCGATTAAAAGGCCCAGGATGACCGCCATTCAATTTTCTAGGTCAATTTGGCCTATGCCACGTATTTTGATTTTTAGCGGCCTGGGGGCAATTTGAAAAAAGACCACATAAAAATTTTTGGCAATGTAGTGATGGTTTCAGCCTACTGTCCAGAATGCCAAGATGAGGCATTGATTGCGCAGGGGGAATATACCTGCTGTGGAGCAAGCTACGAAGAAAAAAAGCTGGATAAAATTGTGCGCGAATCTGAGCCGGTCAATAAGCGAAAAATTTTAGGAAGAAAATCACGCGAGGAAATTTTAGCACAGCAAAACTTCTGCTGCTTTTATTGTGATCGGAGATTTGGAAAAACTGTTTACAGAAAAGGAAAGCCGATTGCTTTAAAAATAAATTACGATCATCAAGTTCCGTTTGCTTATGGACAGAATAATTCTGCTGACAATTTTGTAGCTGCTTGCCACATTTGCAATGCAATAAAAAGCAGCATGCTTTTTGATTCAATTGATAAAGCCAGGTTGCACATTCTTGCTGCTTGGGCAGAGAAAGGCATAACAGATGAAAAGTAGCAGCAGCGATTTACAGGAACGATTCTACCATCGGCTGTGCCCAATAGCGAGCGACTCGCCAGGGCACAAAGCAGAGAAACAGATCCAGGCTGTCCTGCTCAATGTCAGATCCGAAGATAGGAAAACATCTGATGTAATGATCGTTAGAGTAGACACCGGCCGTCTGGCAGATATCCAAAATTCCTTTGGGCAAATTGTGGGTGTCGCTCCTATGGTTCAAGCTACTAACCAACATGTAGCAGCACCAGACTTCTTTGTCTGGCAGAATCGGCACTTGCAATTTGTGAAATTGAATCCGTTCAGTCAGAAGTTTTTCAAATGCATTCTGCGCTCGGGCTATTTTGGGCTGCTTTCCGAAAACCACTTTCTGCGTGGCTTTATTAAACCAAGTAAACCTGGAATTGCTAACAGAATAAAGTTTGGCTGCTGGCCCAGTAACTCTGATCTTCAAATAGCAATCGGCAACAAAGTCCAGCTGCACCGCAGAGGCAGAA